TTGTTTGTGCCCCTGCAGAGTATGCACGGGTCATTGTAGCTCTCTTAGAGATTAACTTACGTATCTCTGCATAAGACATTGGTCTATCTTTAAAGAAGTCAGGAGCTAACTCTACTAGCTTTTGTGCTACCTTAACGTAAAGGTCATGGGGTACGTTACTATCTTCCAAGGCTACTAGTTGTCCTGTCTTCTCATCACGAGACAATGCAGCAGAGTGTTGATAGCCATTACAAGTACCGTCAATAGCTACAGGTATACTTGAAGTAGGCTCAAGCCCTTCTGTTTCCATATCAGCAATGTTACACCATTCAATACAACAAGCTAGGAACACAACTGTTTTCTCACAGTCATGTAGTATACCCTGATCTGCAGTGGTTTCAATCAGATCCCAGTTGTTATTAAACCAGTTAATTCTATCTTCAAGAGAGAACTTATCTACACTGATAGTATCAATTCCCTCTTTGATAAGCATAGACTTATAGTCCTCTTCTACCCAAGAAGGTATATTGTTTACTTCATACTTTTCATTGTATGAGTTAGCAGTATGAATGGCTAATGCACGTTTACCTGCATCATCAATAGGTTTACTCTCACTGAAGCTCATAAGACCACGGGCAATATCATTACCTTGATAGTTCATATAAGGTTCTTTATAGTATACTCTGCCTCGGTAATCCAGGTCAACTAAAGAGTAGAACTTATCCCACTCATTTAGTTGTTTAGCTTTACCTATAGTAGTTTTAATCTCAGCACGTTTAGCTCTTACTTGTAATGGGCGTAAAGTCTTTTCCCATTCCTTAGCAATAAGATTATAAGCACTCTTGTTTGCGGCAGAAGGAGTCTTCTGATACTTCTCATAAGCAGTTTTAAGTAAACTCTTAGGTATAGCCTTGTCATACATAGGAATATCTGATGGCATGATGTCATCTAGATTATCTAATAGTACATCGAGTACTTTTGAGTTAATCTTCCATGGAGTTTGTTGTAAGTTATTTACTGCTCTTACAAAAGGAGAGTCAATATAAATGTTATTGAAGGCATCCCTTTGAGCTTGAGGAGCGGAGATACCCCATCGTTTAATTAGAGGATAGTTTTTAGGTTGCATAATGTTACTGATATCGGAAGGCAATTCATCTACCGTATATACGAGTAGCCCTTTGCTTTCGATTAACTTAAACTCACCTATTTCTTCCCATCTTTCTGTTGGTTCAATCATGTAAGGAGCTTGGGCGTTATACGCACCAAACCCCTCTGCTCTTTTAACATTAATAAAGCCTGACTGAACATAGGCTTCTAGTACAAGATCACCTGTCCTGATTGCTTGATGGAAGCTACACTTAGTATTAAAGTATTTTGTAAACACATGCTCACCAATACCCACACTAACTTGTGTGGTCTTGGCAAGGCCTACTGGTTGTTCAGGATATTCTCTAGTAAAGTTAGAAGACATCTTATCGAAAGCCACTTGTACAATGCTAGGAATATTATCTCTGAACTTAGATATAGTACGTAATATCTGTGCTCCTTTATTTGCTTTAGGGTTGTTCATGTTTACATTAGAAACTTTGTTTATTAGATAATCCACCACTTCATTGAGAGGGTCTTTCATGTTATCTTCCATCAGTTATTCCCTTTTAATAATGGACTTCAATTATATGCCAAGGTTACCTAGCATATCATCGTATAGCCCATCTTGTAATCTGCCTGTATCATAGTCATAAGTACAAGTACCTGCTGGACCTGTCTTGCCTGTATAACGTGACTTAAGTACTGATAGTTTAATTGTATTACGTTCACTTTCGTTATCAGCAGTAATATTACGGGCAAAAGCTAAGATGTCGTGTGAGATTTGTTTAATTGAACCTGAACCTCTAATGTCATCGACTGTTGGCAATCTACCTTCTTCAAATGATTGTCCTGTAGTAGACATCTTTCGTAGATGTGACACCAAGCCGATCCACACGTTGTGTTGTTTAGATATACGCAGTAAGTCATTCATTACCTTATCAATAGCTTCATTACCAGTTAATCCTTCTGAACCTTCAGACACAAGAATAGTAATGTGATCAATGAACAGATACTTACAACCTGATAAGGCCATATATTCTAGTTGAGATATAATACCATTAGACATAGAACCACAATGATCCAGCACCATAACTCTGTCTTTGAAGGTATCGAAGCCCACACGAAGATCATCGAGCTCAATTTTCTCTGCAGCAGGGTTACGTTTAATTACCATGCCAGCAAGCTTACGGGTTGTTTCAGCAGGACTTTCTTCAAGAGCGATAATGCCTACCTTTTCTTGGGTCTTATCTATGATATCAAGAACAATCTCACGTAACATAGTAGACTTACCTGCACCTGTACCTGATACCCACAAAGATATTTCACCAAGGCGCATACCTTTAATCTTATCGTTAAGACCAGAGAAACATTCTGGATAAGGCAATGATTCAACATCATTGTATTCTACTAGCTTCTTCCATAGATCTTCACCAGTAACAATACCTTGTGGGCTATATTGTTGTGCATCCCAGATACCTCTGAGTACAGCCATGTATCCTTCTTCAGTAAGCGCTTCAGAAGCATCTTTGAATTTAGTACGAGCAACTTTTACTTTATCAAAGCCAATTGAGTTAGCTAGCTTATCTATTGCTATATCGCCGGCTTCATCTGTATCAATGAATAGTATTACCTCATTGAAAGAACGTAGATAGTCTCGATTCTCTACAACAGCCTTCAAGTTAGATGCAGAAGGAATAGATACAACAGGGTAAATTGCACCGCTACTATACTTAGAATATGCTTCAGCTACAGCAAGAGCATCTTCTTCTCCTTCAGTGATAACAATTCGTTTACCTGTACCTGGGAATACATTCTGACCGAATAGAGTAAGAGGTAGTTTACCTTCTACCCTGAAGTCTTTAGGGAACAAACGTTTCTTATTACCTACTACAACGTTATTCTCATAGTAAGGATAGTATACTGCGCTAGTGCCTCCTGTAGAAGATACTTCTCTTTTAACACCAAACATCTCACATACTTTAACTGAGATATTACGGTCAGCAGAGGTTCCGAATGGTAGGGAATCAAATGATATCACATTACTTTCCTCTTCTACTTTGTTTTTGAAAGCACGTTTATTACTTTCACAGTTAGGGGTGAAGCACCAAGTAGAACCATCATCATACTCACAACGGTTATTACTTGATCCACAAGAATCACATGAAGTTTTTCTTAGTATCTTACCCATTGTTCATTTCCTTTTGTAAATTGTCTGCATTAATAGATTCCATTTTTGCGTTGATTAAACCTACCACAAACGCACTGGTCATTACTACTGCCAAAAACATAATTAGACTCCTAGTTTTTTGTACATCATATATTGTTCGAAGGCTTCGTCAAGACTTAGTTCAGAAGTCAGCCACGATACTTCCGATACTATTTGTTTCTTTAGTTGTTTTACTGCTTCCTTTTTCGTTGGTGCTGATGCTGTTGCGTGTACCCACCCGGACACCATCGTTGCTTGATACATTTGTGTTAACTTCCAGTCCTTCTCGATTACTATTCCGAACTGTCTTAACAAATCGTTTTCCTGTTCGGATGTCATATCGGTCATCCATGCTCCTTTTAAGATAGATTAAGTCCATGTTAAGTTGCAAGTCGTCTTCCCAACCACGACCAAAAGTCTTTTGCCAGAAGGATTTTACAGCAGATAAATGTTGGGATACAGGTACTCCCTCCATAACCTTAGCTGCCTTAACTTTACCAATACCTTTGAGCCCAGTAATGTTATCTACTGAGTCACCCATAAGTACTTGAGTGTGTAGTAGTAAAGATCCTTCATCTTCAGTTACATTAGTGTATTCTTTATTGCGGGTATTAAAGTGAAGACCCGGTACTTGCAATAGATCTTTGTCTATACTAACAATAATACCGGGCTTCTCTGTATTCCAAATAGCAAGCAAGTCATCTGCTTCCATACCATTAGCTGGGATAGCGCCCCAACCGTTTTGTAGGTAATCATAGCTGTAAGCAAAGAATTCTTTTTCTTGTTCAGTTAATTCTTTCTTACGATGACCCTTATATTCAGGATAAATTTCTTTACGAA